CTTGTGGTATTTGGAAATAAGACATTGCACCCTGTTTCCAGCGCATTAGACCGAATCAACGTTGCAAGATTAACTGCATATCTCAGAGAAAGATTCATGGTAATTGGTCGTCCTTTCCTGTTTGAGCAAAACGACAAACCAACCCGTGATCGTGCCAAATCAGTATATGAAAAATTCCTGTTTGATATTGTTGCCAAACGCGGTATAACAGATTTTGCAGTGGTATGTGACTCAACAAACAACACACCATTGCGAATTGACCGTAATGAACTTTGGTTGGACGTTGCAATTGTGCCAACTAAGAGCATTGAAGCAATCTATATTCCTATTAGATTGGTGGCAACAGGTTCTTCCACAATAACTGGTGAAATAAATTCAGCCTAAGTATATCCAATTGAACTAGTATTGAAAAAGCGGACTAGTCCGCTTTTTCTTTTGTCAACAAGATAATATGATACAATAGGTAAATACTTGAAAGAAATATCAAGGAGTTTAACAAATGGCCATTCTAACAAATCTGAGTGTTCCTTCATCGAGCGGGAATACTCTTACACTAATGCCAAAACTACAAAACAGATTCAGAGTAACCTTTGTTATCAATGGCGGCACATTGATTACTGGTAATGTAGTAAGTGCCACTCGACCCACTCTGACCTTCCCAGAAATAGCAATGGATGTATATAACTCCAAGATATATATGCCCGGTAAGCATGAGTGGAACTCAATCAATATCGTTATGCGTGATGACGTTGATTCCACCACTGTCACTGCAATCGACAGGCAGCTAAATCAACAAATTGACATGCAGTCGCAGAGTGTAGCTCGTTCCGCATCTGCTTTCAAGTTTACCACAAAGATTGAAACTCTGGATGGTACAAACGGCAGCCCAATTGGTGATACTGATCTTGCAGTATTGGACACATGGGACCTAGCAGGGTGCTTCATACAGAACGTGGAATATGGTAACAATGATTATTCGGCATCAGAGCCAGTTACTATTTCTGTGACATTGCGTTATGATAATGCTGCTCATACCATACGTGGCAATGACCAATTGAGCGGTGAGTTTACCCAGACCCAATTGAGCGCTGCAACCGGCGGCGGATCATAAGCTTAATTGAATGGCACTGTTGATTACCAATCAAGCGACAAGAGTATTTGGAAGCATGGGACAAGGAGATTCCATGCTTTCAGTTCCTCGATTCAAATTCAATTTTCAAATGTCAATGGAATTGGGGAACAATACCTCAGATAGAATATTTGAAAAAATCAAAGATGTTTCACTCCCTGACATTTCTTTTGAAACTCAAATAATCAATCAGTATAATATCAAACGAGTAGTGCAAACCAAGATGAACTATGGTGAATGTACTATTTCATTTTATGACACGTTTGATAATGATTTTATGGATAATGTGTTTAAGCCATATACCGAACGATATTATAATTCAGGTACTGGGATATCTCCCATGTCCAATAATGGGGATAGTGGATTCGAAACCAACAATGTAACCCTTCCCAATTTTGAAACTGATATTGGATATACACCGATGCCATCAGTTGACAAATACTTTATACCGTCAATTACAGTTTCCAATTTACAGCCCACTGATTCATTCAGAAAAACAAAAATGCGAAACTGTATGATTACCAGCATGACTACTGATACGCTGTCCTATTCAGATTCTGAGCTGTGTTCATTCACCGTGACATTCCAACCAGAAAGAGTTGAAGTTCAGAATGATTCCAGATAATCCCATACGCAATCTATCAAGCACGGCCAACGGCTATTTGATCTCATAATATGGCAAAATTTTACCAAGACTTCTACCATCCAGTCAATAAAGAAAAGTACCTTGGCAAAAGAGTTCCTTACTTTAGATCATCATGGGAATTAAAGTTCATGCAATTCTTAGACAAGCATCCCAGTGTGATTGGATGGAGCAGCGAAAGTCATAGAATTCCCTATATACACCCGTTTACTGGTAAATCAACTACATATGTACCAGACTTTTTTATTATATACGAAGACAAGCGTGGTGTACAAAAAGCAGAAATGATAGAAGTCAAACCATCCAGTCAGATAACAGGCAATGCAAAGCGCCCATATGATAGAGCACAGGCCGCAGTGAATGATGCAAAATGGAAAATGGCGCGGCAATGGTGCTCACAACAGAATATAGGATTTAGAATAATCACTGAACAAGAAATATTCAGAAACCCAGGAAAGAAATAAATGACCAAGAAACTAGAGGAAGTATTTGATCTTGACTCATTTGAGAATGATGTTGATTCGTTTGACGCTGAGTCTCCTGCTCCTGATTATGATTTTGATGAATTACAAGGTATCTTATCCGAAATTGATAAAATAGATCAGGCCCTACCAACCGTACGCGGATTGGAAGCAATGGACGCAGAAATGGACGACATCAAGCGTAGAAGTCTCAAGTGCTTCGACGACATCATGGATTATGGTAAAAATGTAGAGGACAAGTTGGCTGCTGGATTGTTCGACAGTGCGGCCAAGATGTTGAATTCCGCGATTACTGCAAATCAATCCAAAATGGATAGAAAACTCAAAGCCATACAACTACAGATACAAAAATCCAAACAAGATTTGGAACGTGATAAACTGGAATGGAAAAAAGAAGAAGCCAGACTGGCTGGTGATTTTGCCAAACCAATCAACGGCACAGTTGAAGAAATCAAAATATCAAGAAACGAATTGATCGCACAAATCATAAAACAAAGCAAAGACTCACAATCATGATAAATAATCAAAATGAGGTTATTAAATGAAGAAATTAAGCCAGTACCTAGCAGAATCTGCTAAAACATATGAATTCAGAATGAAAACCATATGCAAGTTAAGTGACGATCAATTGGACTGTATGGAGAGGTGCCTCAGGAAGTATGAAGCATATGACATTTCATCACCAAAGAAAACAATCATGCAGCGCAATCCCATTGATTTTCATGACTCAGGGGCACATGAAGTTTTTATAATTGATTTCAAAACCAAACTGCCCGCGGCACCACATGAGTTAATGAACATGTTGGTGGCAAAACTAGGATGTGCTGAGAATACAATCAAGGTACGTAACTCAGCTGACCCCATTGAAGAATTAGATGAAAAGTCCAGAGAAGCACCTGATTCCAAAAAATACTCAGTCAGACTCACTGACGGTGATTATTCTGAGTATGACGCACAAAAAGCAGACGAAATGCATGGTGAAAAACATATTACCAGCTTCATCAAAGAACTTGAAAAATCCAGAGTGGATTTAACAACTGAATACAAGGTTAAAAACAATGACAAATAATATATATGAATTGAAAAAGCTGTCTGGACTTTCTGTATTGAAAGAACATTCAGATTATTCCGATTATGTGGGAGACTTGCGATCAGTTGGCTACCGAGTGGAAGTGGACGACAGCAAAGACACCTTGGTTTTCACAGTGAGCAAGGGCTTCGGAAAGATTGTGGTAACTGAACCTGAATCCGGTGTGTATAACTGCGACGGTGAAACATTTGCCAGTTTGAAACGGGCAGTGGCCAACTGTTTGGACCCACAGTTATACGAAACTGAAGATCTCACAAATGATGATTGGACCAAGGACTCAAAGGCAGTGAAAAAGTCCACTGATATTGCCTTTGTGGAAAAGATGATTGACAAATGGGGAGAACGAGGCAATGCCTGGTTGAATCATCCTGTGTTTGCAAAAGACAGTGAAGAAGTTACAGAATGGGCCAATTCCCCTAATAATCAGATCGACGACCGCGAAACAGTCAGAGATCAACCTGAAGGCAGCATAGTTGATATGAGTTTGCGTAGACTCATTGGTGCCAATGCCGCGCCAGTCCAGATTGAAGAAAACACATATTCCTTTGATACCATGCTGGAGAAAATTAGAAGCATAAGTAGCAATGGAGTCATTGCAGAAGCCGATGTGGCATGTGATGACGAAGAAGCCGATGAGGCCCATGATGATGGCGATGAAGAAGACGTGGTCCTTAAAGAAGGCTTCAAGGACAAGTTGAAAATTCTTGCACTGTTGGGGTTGACAGGAATGGCTGCACACACCGCAGCAGACGCTCTCTCAGCGAAGTCAACGCCACTTGGCATAGCACTACAGCAAGCCGCAGACCAGGGTGATTCTGAGGCGTCTCATCACTTGAAGAACCTAGGCGCATATATCGATTCTGACACTTCCACATTGCGTGACTTGAACAGAAAATATCTCAAAGAAGGCACAATTACTTCACAGGATGTCATGGAATCGTATAGATCATATAAGTCAGAAGAAAACAAAATGGTTGGTAATGATGA